TGCAACGCTCTCGATATGGTGGTCGATGGCAGAATCACTCGCCTCATGATTGAGGCGCCTCCGAGACATGGAAAGAGCGAGCTCATCAGCCGTCGCTTTCCGGCATACTTTATCGGTCGCCGCCCAAGCCTGGAAATCATTTCGACCTCGTACAACACTCGCCTTGCGGCCGGGTTTGGGAGATTCAACAGAAACCTCATCGACAGTCATCGATATCGCAACCTCTTCCCCGACGTAGCTATCGCCAAGGACAGTCGTGCCAACGACCTCTGGCACACGACGGACGGTGGGGTGTACCTGGCGACCGGGGTCGACGCTGGGCAGACGGGCTGGGGGGCGGAGGTCTACATCTTCGATGATCTACTCAAAGGGATCCGTGAGGCGGACTCGAAGGCCATCAAGCAGGCCAAATGGGAATGGTATCTGTCGGAGGCGTATACGCGGCAAATGCCTAGTTTCGCTCAGATTATGGTGGCAACAAGGTGGGCCTTGGATGACCCGAGCGGCCGGGCATTGGCTAGCGCCCCAACGGAATCGCCATGGGTCCGGCTGAAGTTCCCCGCCATCCTGAACGAGAACACCCCGGCAGAGAAGGCGTTGCACCCGGGGAGGTACGGGCTCGAGAAGCTACGGGAGATCCGGCGTCTGTTCACCGACAGTGGGCGCATCCGCATGTGGAAGGCCTTGTACCAGCAGGAGCCCACGGTCGAAAGCGGCGACTACATCCAGAGGCTCTGGTTCGACCACCGGTATGAGGCGGTACCGACGCCGCTCAACATCTACATCGCCTCCGACTATGCGGTGTCCGAACCGGACGAAGGGGAGGAGCCGGACTGGACGGAGCACGGGGTGTTCGGCATCGACCCCTATGGGCAGCTCGTGGTGCTGGACTGGTGGAGCGGCCAGACGAAATCGGACGTGTGGGTGGAGGAGCTCATCAAGCTCATCAAGAAATGGAAGCCCATTTGCCTGTACGGAGAGAAGGGTCAAATCCGCAAGGCGGTCGAGCCCTGGCTAGAGCGGCGATTGCGAGAGGAACGTCTTTCGGTCTGGATGGAGTGGATCGCCTCGACGCGGGACAAAGCGGCTCGAGGCCGGTCATTCCAGGCCATGGCGGCTCAGAAGAAAGTTCTCTTCGGGCGGCAGACGTTCGCCCACGACGTCATCGAGCAGTGTGTCCTGTTCCCCGGGGCGGGGGACGACAAGTTCGATGTGATGTCCCTCATGTGCACGGCCATCCAGATGTCCCACCCCGCTATCCTGGCCGGCGACGCCAGGCCTGGGAGGCAGCGCGGTATCCGTGGCTACGACGACGATTTCGACGGGGACGACACGCCGGAGTACGATTACCGTACCGTGTAGTTGTAACCGTGCGCAACCGTGCGCAACGCGGGGGTGACTCGAGGCTCCCTCGAATCACCCGGACACGACCCGGACACGACCCGGACACGACCCGGACACGACCCGGACACGACCCGGACACGACCCGGACACGACCCGGACACGACCCGGACACGACCCGGACACGACCCGGACACGGATCGTTATCCGACGCCGTAGAAAATGACGTAAGCGAAAAGCCGAGTAGGCCCAGAACGCGCCGTAAACGTTATACAATTGCGGAAACGAAACGGTTATCGATTATCCGTACCGATGGATGGCTTCGCTGGGGTGCGGCGAATGAGGGCAGCCTCGGCGATCTTCTTCTGGCTGTCGGCTTGATTTTCTTGCGTCTCGGAGACGATCTTACCGATGCCAGCCTTGATCTCCTCGAGCTGGGCGGCGAGGGTCTGCATTTGCAGCATCATCATCTTGTCCTGCTGCGCCTGGGCCTTCTGCTGTTGCTGCTGGGCGGCAGGGTCGGGGGCGGTGGCGTCCTGCAAGATTTTGATGAGCATCTTCTTCTCGCGCAAGTCGCCTGCGCGTAGAAGCATCTCGAGCATGGCCGGGGCCACCTTCGTTGAAAACTCTGGCGGCAGATGGCCAAGAATGGCGGGGATCGTCTCGGCGAACTTCTCGAATTCCTCCTGCTGAAGGACGGCGGTGTCCGGGGTCGTATCGAGCACAATGTCGACATCGAGCAGGGCGGTTTGGTTGGCGATCATCTCCTGCTGGAGCTCCTGGGCCTGCAACACCATTGCGGTCGTTTGCTGTTGGATCTGCTTCTGGGCCAACGTCGGGTCCTGTTGCAAGGCAGCCTGAAGCTGCGGATTCTGCTGTACCTGTTTCTGGAACGCTTGCTGCACCTGTTGCTGAATCATCGGGAGCTGCCAACGGGTCAGGTTGGCGTTGACGGCGGTGAGAGCGTCCTCGATGGAAGTCTGGTGCTCCATAAGCTCTTGGACGCGCTGCGCCTTCGACATGCGCTTGTTGAGCCCGGTGAAGCGGTAGCCCTTCTCTTGCGAATCGTCGGTGACACGGACCCAGATTTCGTTGGTCCAATAGATCCGAATGGCGTACCAGATCATCCGGTAGACCTGCGCTTGCCAGTTGCGCAAATGCTCGAAAATAGACTCGATTTCCAAGGTTCCGGCCTGTTGGCGGGCCATGATGGCGCGCCCCGAGGCGGACTGGGGGAGCTGCGAAAGCGTCGCGATGTCAGGGCCGATGCTGTCCATCTGGGCATAGGCGTCTTGCAAGAGCGCCATATTGCCCTGGGAGATGTCCTCGCCCTTCTCGAAGATCACCGCGCCTTTTTGTAGGTAGCCGGCATTCACCGTCGTGATGCTGGCGGGCTGCGAATACTTGGCGAGGGCTTTTTGCTCGTCAGGGAAAGCCCCGGTCTCGGCGATGATCTTGGCCGTGTTGACCGAATGGAGGGCTTTGCTGCGGCGTTTGTTGATGTCCTCCTGGGGACTAATGAGCTGGCGGGTATAGCCGAAGCGGTTGTTCTCTTCGTCGACGAAACCGCTAGTCAGGACCAGTGGACAAACCGGCTCGTTGTCTTCGTTGAAGAGGGAGGTCTCTACCGGGGCGCGCAGGTAGCCGGAAGCGGTGAAGTGGCAGACGTACCAGACGCCTTTGACGATGTGATACTCTTCGACGACTCGAATGCGGCGCCTGGCGTCATCCCACCAGAAGCTCGGCTTGTCCTCGGAGGCGGTGTCGCTGCCTTGGTGCGGCCCCATGATTTGGGTCTGTTCGATGACCTCTTGCGATTCGGGGTAGCGCTCGATGGCCTCTTCGACGTCCATCCAGGTCGTGAAGCCCAGGTAGCGAGCGTCTTCAAAATTGGGGTCTGAGCTGTAGGGGTCGAAGAAAATGCGGGTCCAAGGGACGTAGCGCAGTTTTATCTCGACTTCTCCTTCTTTGCCCCGGACCTGCTTGCGTTTAAGCTCGACGAGACAGCCTCCGTAGCCCGGGGTGAGGAGATCATGGAACACACGACTGCGAACGGTGTCGAACTTCTCGCGGTCCGCGATGTAACGGATGGCGTCGGTTGCGGCTTCGGCGTCGTCGTCATGGAACCCCGTCATGTTACGGGGGCGGGCTTTCGGATCGACGCGGGTGCGGACTTCCTGCCCTCGCAGAGCGTTGATTTTCTTGGCTATTTTGTTGAAAGTGAGGACCGGCTGGCCGCGCTTTTTGAGAACGCGAACTTCCTCATCCGTCCACTGCTTGCCGTTCTCCCACTGCACGTCGCGATAGGAGAGATCGCGGGCGTTGGCCGTGGCCTCCTCGAACATCTCGAGGTCATGAAGCCTATCGGCGTGGGTTTCGGTATAGCCTTGGCTGCCGGGCTTGCCGGTGTCGGCGTTCTCTGGATCTGTGTAGGCGGGTTGAGCCATCGGCGAATACCCACCGAGCTACGCGCCTCGGTACGCGGTAGGTTTAGGGTACGCGGTAGGTCAGATTGAGGCCTACGGTGCCTGTCCCACCTGCGTTCGCCGCAACGATGCATTTGCCGACGATGGCGGTTTTTTCGCCGATGTTGCCACCGAGCGAAACGCCTTCTTCAGTCGCCAACAAACCATCGAACACGCGAATGTTCGGGGCCGCCGTGGCTTCGGTGGCGTCACCAGTGAGGACCCCGGAGTTCACCAACAGAGCCGGGGTCGCAACGGTCCCGACATCGATTTCCAAGACCTCGGTACCGGTGTCGATGTCATCGGCCAGCATGTAGCCTCCGACGATCACTGCATCCGCAGGAACGAAGAAAAAGCGAAGCAGGTCGTTGGCGGTTTGTGCGGCGGCGATCTCCACGATCGACCACATGGTATGCTCGGCGCCGGGCGCCGGGCGCACGACTTGCTTCGTTCCCGCATTTTGCGCGGTATAGACTGAGCTGTTGTAACTGGCCATAATATTTTCCTCGAGGAAAGAGTGATGACGGAAAACACCGTGCCACAATCTTATCGTTTGCACAATAGCAATCTTCGTGGCATAGTCGAGGAGCCGTCGCCGGGGTTCGGGCGAAGCGCCGCCAGCTTTTGATGGGCGAGTGGAGAAGCATCATGTCCAAGATCAGCTTAGAAGACGCAATGACACCGCCAGACGAAGAGGTTGAGCCTTCGCCAGAGGCCGAAACTGATCCGAAAGCCGAGGCTTCCGGAGAGGAAAAGGCCGAGGGCGCAGAAGAGACTTCCGATGAGGGCGTAGCGCCGGATGAGCTGCCAAGGGACGTGAAAGGATTGCAGAAGGCACTCGCCGTCTCTCGAGCGAAATCTCGAGACATGGAGGCGCAGCTACAACACATCAATGGCAGATTGCATGCCTATGAACGTCTTGTAACTTCACCGACTGCCCCGCCCACCCCGGAATCGATTGAGGACGAGAAAGAGCGCATCCTGAAAGAGTTTGCAGACAACCCGAAAGAGTTTCTGCAAAACCAAGTGGTTTCTGTGGCCAAGCAGCTCAAGCTCGCTGACGACACGGAAACTCAGCGCGAAAAGCACAAGGATTTTGACGAGACGACCGCGATATTTGTCGCCGAAGCTCAAAAAGATCCCCACCTCTTAGCGCAGTTCGGCCAGGCCTCGAATCAGGCGCGGTTTGCCTACACTCGAGGCAAGGAAATTCAGGAGTTCCGCAATCTCGGCGTCAGTACGTACGCTGAATTCAGGGAAAAGGTGACAAAGCAGGCGATTGAAGAGTTCAAGGCCAAAGGCGAATCCACCACGGATGATGCCGTGTCGAGAGTGCCGGCGAGCACGATCACCGCGAAAGGCGGTGGTCGACCATCAAACCAGGCGTTCGCTGGGCCACCTCCCTTGGAGAAATTGTTGCCCATGTAACGCCTAGCTGGAGCTAGGCTATGGCTAATACATCAACCCCTACCGCACTGCGCGTTCAGCAGTGGGATTCCGATTTCTTTGTCGAGTTTTTGAGAAACAACAGGTTCGCGCCCTACATGGGTCGCGGTACCGGCGCCATCATTCGTACTCGGGAACAGCTCATGAAGCAGAAAGGCGATAAGATCACCTTTCCGTTCGTCGAGCTCTTGGATGGTGATGGTAAGAAGAACAACGAGCGTTTGGCTGGAGCCGAGGAGTCGCTCGGGCAACACGGACATCAATTGACGGTGGATCTCTACCGACACGGTGTCGTGGTGACGGAGATGGAGGAGATCAAAAGCGCCATCGATATACGAGACGCCTCTAAAGAGTCGTTGCGGCGTTGGCGAGCGAATTTGCAGCGCAACAAGATGATCGACGCGCTGTTTTCTCCGGTCATTGACGGGTTCACGATCTACGGCAGCGCTACGACCGGACAGAAGGATGCCTGGGCTGTGGCGAACCAGGATCGTGTTCGCTACGGCGCAGCCAAAGCGAACTGGTCCGGCGTGCATGCGACGGACTTGGCGAAGATTGATACCACCAACGATCTCGTGACGCCGAATCAGCTTTCGGCGCTCAAGGAGTACGCAGAAAACGGCGATCCGCATCTGACTCCGTACATGACGGACGAGGACGAAGAGATGTGGGTTGTCTTCATGGGCTCTAGGCTGTTTCGCGACATTTCGCAGCACGCGACGATGACGCAGGCCAACCGAGACGCACGCGTGCGCGGGAAGGACAATCCCGTGTTCCGTGGTGGGGATCTTCTCTGGAACAGCATGTTGATTCGGCATATTCCGGAGATCACGACCCGTTGTCTGTTGACGGGTGTGGGCGACTCTGGCTCGAGCGTCGAGCCGGTATTTCTTTGCGGCGCCGGGGCTCTGGCCTACGGCATCGCGAAGCGACCGTTCACGAAGACGCGATCGGACGATTACGACAACGAAAACGGTGTCGCAATCGGCGAGATTTTTGGCGTCGAGAAAATGATGTACAAGGCCGGAAAGCAACACGGCGTTGTGACCGGCTTTTTCTCAGCGTCGGCAACGGCGTGATAGGATAACGACGAAGGCGCCCATCTCGCGGTGGGCGCCTTCTTCTTTCTAACCCTAACGTACGAAAGGGACAAAACATGTCCGGAATTTTCCAAGGTCTGAATGCGAAGGAAAAAGAGGAGCTTTTGCAATTGGTGCGTTCGTGTCGGTGGGCTGTGTATCTTGGCACAATGCCTAGCGGTAAGGACGATGACGAAGGTAATCCTCGCCCTCCGCTGCAAGTGTTCAAGATGTGGGGCCAAACGTTCACGGCGTTTGTCCCGACGCTGATTGCCCCGGTCTGTGACCCGCCCAAGGCGCCGGTCGAGATGGCTGAGAAGTTTGCGGCTTTGGGCGGCTTCAAAACGTTCGTTTCCGAGCAGGAGGCCAAGAAGTGGATAGCCGAAAACAAGAAGATCCCAGGCCGCATCATCGATGAGCGCAAAATGAAGGCTCAGGAAGCAGCGTACAAGCGGCCAGAGAACGGCAAGACGTCCGAGACAAAGACCAGCGCAATAGCCGAAGCTATGGCGGCAGAGCTCATCACAGGATAAGCCATGGCAACGAAGACCCGCGATCAAATGATCGAGCTGACGCTACAACGCCTCGGCGTTGTAGCACAGGGTCAGGCTGCCTCTTCACATGATACGCTGCTCGCAGGCAGCGTTTTTGATAGTTGCTACGCCGAGCTCGTCGAAAAGGAAGTCTTCAGCTTCGACAGTGCTGCGGTGCCGGATTGGGCGTGGTCGCCGTTGCGAGATTACGTAGCCTCGAAGCTCGTCGGAGACTTCGGCATCAGTGGGGAGCGGTTGATGGAAATCCGACAAGCTGGCCAAGAAGGCGAAATGCGCCTCGCGGCAGCGAACGTCAGTAAGCAAGAGTTCGACATCAAGGTGTCGTACTACTGATGGGCGAGATGGTTCCAATACCCTACGGGGTGCAGAGCTATATTGCGCGCTCTGGGTACGCCTATGGTGAGCGGCTCATCAATTGGTATGCCGAGGCGCATCCTGGAGGCAAGGGTAAGGCGACGCTCTATCCTACGCCGGGGCTCAAGCCTTGGACGACGGTGGGCAGCGGCGTCATTCGCGGTATGCACGTCATGCGCAATTTTCTGTACGTGGTCGTCGATACGGATTGTTACCGGGTCAGCGCCGACAAAGTTGCGGAGCGTGTCGGCTACGTGACAGGATCCGGCCGCGTGCGCATGACGACGGACGGCACGCACGTCGCGGTGCTCACGGCCAACGAAGCCTACGCCATCAACGAAAACGGCACGAATCTGCTTGCCGAAGCCAACCTCATCGGTTGCGCCTACCAGGACGGCTTTACGATCTTCGTGCAGCGCAACGGCCAGCTCATATGGGTGTCTGACCAGGATGACATGACGACGATCGGCGGTCTGTCGTTCACGTCCAAAGACGCCTTGCCGGACGATGTTGCCGATGTTGTGATGGACAACCGTGAGCTTATCATTTACGGCCAACGCTCCACAGAGGTCCTGTACAACTCCGGGGAGGGTACGGTGCCGTTTGTTCGGGTGCCGAGCGGATTCGTCGAGCGTGGTTTGTACGTATCTGGCGCGGCGATTAAGACAGGGCGCGGTACGTTTTGGCTCGGGGACGACAAGCGGGTGTATCGCTTCGCGCAGTACCAACCGCAGCGCGTCTCTACGGACGGCATCGAGAATCTCATCGAGCAGTCTAGCGCGCCAGAAAGCTGTCTTGCATCGGTCTACTTTCAGGCAGGTCACGAATTCGTCAAGTTTTCATTCTCCGATTTGACGCTGTTCTATGACATCGATCAGGGTCTATGGCACGAGAGACGCTCCATCAACCGCGATCGATGGATTGGTGAGCATCACGCGCAGTTCGCTACGAAGTCTCTAGTTACGAACTACCAGACGAACGAACTATACGAGCTCGATCTGGAAACATACACCGACGACGGCGAGCCCATTCGACGGGTTTGCGAGTTTCCCATCATCGACGGCGGAGGGCATCGGTATGCTTTCTCGCGAATGTTGCTCGATTTCGAGCCTGGGGTCGGTCTCGAGTCTGGCCAAGGCGTTGACCCCAAAGCCATGCTCGATTGGACCAACGACGGCGGAAAGACCTACAGCAACGAGCTTTGGGCACCCATCGGCAAGCTCGGAGAATACGGAAACCGGGCTTTGTTCACCCGGTTGGGGATGGACTATCAGCGGCGATTTCGTGTCGCGGTGAGCGATCCAGTGAAAGCCGTGCTCGTGAACGCGACTGCTGACGTGGAGAAGAGGCTATGAACCTGATTGCGCCGATGCGCGCGCAAGAAGTAATCGCAGAGGGCGGCTACGTGTCCAGAGCGTTTCTGCGCTGGCTGGCACAGCTCTTGGCGCTGAACACCGGCATAGCGAACGGACAGCTCATCACCGGCATCGTCTGCGTAGCAGACACTAACAAAGTTGTGGTGCATACGTTGGAGCGCGTTCCGCGCGGTGTCATGTTCGTGAATCAGACGTACCTTACCGGACAGGATCGTGGTGTGGTAAGCAAGACGGTAGACAATGTGACGATCAAAGCGTTGTTAGGCGAGACGTTAGACCTTTGGGTGTTCTGAGGAGAAGACGATGGCTGAAATCGTACCAAATTTCATTGACATGGGGCTCGATTGGAAGAGTGGCAAAGATGCCGCCAAAGCGGCGAGAAAACTCGCAGAACAACAGCTCGGCTATTTGAGGGAGCAGTCGGCACTTCAGACCGGTGTGAGTCGAGAAGCTGCGGACATAATCGGGCAGACGGGCAATGTTGCGAGCCAACATATCCTGTCAGCTAGCGATCAAACGCTGCAAGGGTTCATGGGGAATTGGACTGTAGATCCGGACAGCGGGGAGTGGACTCAGCATCCGGGAAGCTTTCAAAAA